CTACTGGACATTTCACAAGCTCATCACCCCTTGAGCTCCATGATGAATTTGACATTTTTCCCACCTCATTTGCTGTTTTTGGGTATAAAAAAGAGAAGTCCGCCAAAAACAGACCTCTCTATTAAGTTTTATTTAGAACGGGAGTTCATCACTACCGACAGTGATTGGAGCTCCTTTTTGTGCTGGTGGATTTACATCAGACACATCATAATATTTCGCTTTAGGAGCTGTACGTTTTTCTTTTTTACCGTCAACCATCTTGTCATATTCCTCATGTTTGACAGTGATTTTCAAATTTTTATTGATTAATTGCTTCGCCATGTCTTCAGCCGAATTGAAGGGATGTCCATTTGGGAATCCACATGCTTTGATTAAACTGTTTACAATTTTGACTGATACTTCATGTTCGAATGTAAATGTGTTGTATAAGATTTTCGCTCCTTGGTGATTCTGCGGAACATCACTACGAATCTCAAAGTCTACTGAAAGTTTTGGTTTCCCGGCTTGAGTAGTACCTGCTTCGGCATTTACTATAACGGCCTCGTATTTCCCCTCTGCTACTAATTCAAATGCTACACTTGCGTTAGATTCATCAAATTTAAAGAATGACATTATTTATTTCCTCCTGTTGTTTCATTATTTGTGGAAGGCAAAAGGAAAATTTCTTCCTGTTTGCATCCTTTTCGATTGTCTAGTTGATTTTTTGCATAAATACTATTTGTCCCTTGCAGAACATAACCACGTTCGCCCTCTGGATTAATCATTAGGCGTCCTACTACATCACATAAACCAAGAACATTATTCAAGATTTTCATATTAATTTGTGGGTAGCTTCGGTTGTATTGCTGACCTTCTGCTGTTGTATAAAGGTCTGTCGTTTCCCATGCTGTAAATACAATTCGATCAGCAAGATTTTTCATCCATCTGAAACTATTTACTATTCGGAATTGCATTTTTTGATAATCCCCTTGGCTTGGAACGCCTTGATTTCTACCAATGAATCCTAAGTGAGATAATAGACAACGTTCTAATTCGGACATATTATCAATGGCGATATTGTCGTATTTACCTTTGATAGATTGTAGATGTGTTAAAAGCTGCTCCCAGTAATCCCAAGTGTTTTGGTTGTCCACATAAATGATGTCGATATTCGGTTCACCTTTAAGGACCTGTGAAGTTCTATCAACATCTAACACTAATGTTTTACCAGGTAGGTATTTAAGTGTTGATGTTTTCCCCATCCCTGGAGGACAGTAGATTAAATATGTTTTTCCCTCCTTTACAATTTCAGTTGCATTATGAGGAGTAAAATCAAATTCTTGTGTCAAGCCTTCCACACTCCTTTTCTATTAATAGGGCAAGTCCTCGTCAGGGACATCTTTTTTATCAGCGAATGGATCTACGAAATCTGGCAATTCTTCATCAGCATTTTTCACTGTAACGCTGCCATCTGGATTGACTGTATATGGTACACCTTCATGCACTTCATCCATGTTCATTTGACCATCTGGTGCATCGTCTTTTCGTGGATTACTTTCCATCACTTCTTTTGGAGTGTTGAATGTAAATGTTAAATCGATTAAGAAGTATTGACCATGTTTGTTATATTTCTCACTAATTTTATTCATTGTTAAAGCAATATTTTCTTTTGCTTTTTCTACGATTTCTTCTGCTTCCTTTCGAGTGTAAGCGATATGTTGTTCTTTTTGATTTAGTTGTTCTATTGCCATTTATATTTCCTCCTATCGAATACTTAATGATTGATTTTCAATTAATTGAGCACCTTCTATTTGCTCGCCTGCTTTTAACGCTTTAGTTAATTCTGAACGGCTGATAGTACGCTCTACCTTCACATATTGTTGTGGAAGGCTATCAATATTTGAAACTTCAACCTTAGATGACTTTCGCCAGCTAAATGTAAATTTCTCGGTCTTCACTTTGTCTTGTCCACTGTTTTGAAGTGTTTGTGCAACTGCATTCTTCATGCGTTCGAGTTGATTCTCAATTCCTTTTCGACGTTCAGCAATACGCTTTTCCTCTGCCTTCATGCCTACTACGTCACTTTCAAGGTTTTTAATTACCATTGCATAGCCTTCGAGTTTTTCCTCAATTGCGCCCTCCACAGTTTTTAGGATGTCTTCTAATCCTTCTGCACCATCTTCAATCATCTGTTGGATTTGAGCGTATGAGCCTTGTAGTTCGTAAAGAGTAGCCATTATTGACCCACCTCTTTTAATTCCAATTTCATATTCTTATTTAGTTGAATTTCTAGCTTTTTAGTTTGTTGTGAATAGAAATTGAAATCAGTAATAGAAATTATTTCGTCACTGTTATCAGAGATAATTCTCGCAACTATATCAATCGTGTCACGTTCATTATCAATAACATTTACTCTCTCAACTTCTTCGCATTCGCAATCATCCCAAGTTTTATAAGCAATTAGATAACGTCTCATTTAATCACCTCGTA